TACAGCGGGAACTGCTGTCTTACTTATCATACCTGGACTTAAACCAATATTTTTTGCAAGCTCGGGAGTAATATTTGCAGCAGCTCCTGAAGCACCAGTAGCCGTTGTTAGTGCACCTGTAGTTGACGCTGCAGTTCCTGCAGCTGGTGCAGCACCTGCAAAACCTTGCATGGCGTAACCACCAATGCCACCTAACAGTGCTCCCAAACCAAATGATTTAAAAATATTTCTTCCTGATTCACCTCTTGCGGCCGCTGAAATTGCACCTATTCCACCTCCAATTAAAATAGGCAACATTAATCCTTGTAACATATAAACTCCTAGTCTTTTAAGGTCTATTCTACTCTGTATCAGATAGTTTTTCAACCTCCTGCTTGGTCATCTCGTCATATAACCGACCAGTATACTGAAACTCACCTACATGAGTTATATAATCGAGTATGTAACAATATAATTTGCCACCTATATTTTTCCATAAACGGCAGAAAGCAAAGTCTTCTCCGTAATATCTTTTATTTTCTGGATCATAATACGTGTCAAAAAAAGCATAAAAATGTGGTCTGTCTTTGAACTCACCATCTATTACAGTTTTTTGTACAATATCCATATTTGGATAAGCTTTTATTAATTTATCAAAAACTTGTCTTTGTATTAACATACAACCGGTAGGTGCGTGTGTAACTTCAATAACACCTTCATTACATTTAACGTCATGTTCTTCATCTTCTAAAAGTATTGGATATTGATTTATATGAAACTGACAATGTTTGGGTTCTTTAATAAGTCCACCCTTAATTTTAGTAATTAAATTTTCCCACTTGGCTGTTTTAATAGGATAAGGTTGTGAGATTATTTCTTTATCTTTACTCATCATTTTAAATATACTTTCAACATCAAAAGCAATATCGGAGTCAACAAATAGAAGATGTGTGTAATCTGTTTGTAAGAAAGCACTGACACATAAATTACGTCCCTGTGTAACTAGCGAAGATTTCATTAATTGAAATGTTACAAGTATATCTCTTTTCATACATTCTTTTTGTAGCTCAAGCATTGTTTGTGTAAAATGTATGGATACTTCACTGTGAACAGGTGTAGCTACAAAAAGTTTAGTTTTATAATTATCTGTATTTTTAGGTTTTTTTATCCAAATCGGTTTATTGTTTTGCATTTAAAACACCTGTAAGAAAATTAGTCCATTCATGTGCCTTTTTTTCCCAACAATAAAATCTTTTTACAAAGGCTTGTTGTAAAGACAAATGTTTTCTTATCATAGGTTCGTGGAGCGTGTCTCGTGCTACTTTGATAGCTTCTGCAAATTGAAAAGCAAGATTGTTAAAATTTGTTTCATAGTTTATATATATAGGAAACTCTGACCCTGTTTCATAAATAGCACCATAATTAGTCACGACACAGTATAAGCCAGCAGCCATTGACTCTAATAAAGAAATACATGATGTTTCTTCCCATATACTTGGATACACATACAGGTGATAATTTGGTAATTTACTTAATATAAAATCATTTGGTCTATAACCAATATAATTTACATTTGGCAACTTTCTTGCTTGGTCATATAATTCTTGGTAATTATGATCATTATCTTTTTTAAATTCATCTCCATATATTTCACAACTGCTGTAAACATCAAGCTCAACATTCTCACCTTCAAGATATTGCATAGCTCCTAATAAAACATTTAAACCACGCCAAGGTGTATTGTGGTGTATAATTCGTAAACGATCACCTTTATTATAGTTACTAGATTTTGGAAAGCTTGTTATACCATTTTTAATAACATGACATCTATCGGTTGGTACGCCAAAACATTTTCTATATTGTTCATAATTCCAATGTGAGTTAAATACATACCAGTCATATTTAGTGTGGTTTTCTTTATTATCAAACCATGGTTTTATATTTGGTTGATCGGGAGCATTTTTTTGCCACAAGATATTTACTTTATCTTTAGACAAAGGTGTTTTTTCAGGTACAGATAGACAGATTTGAACACCTTCTAACAATTCTTTTTTAACGTATTTATTTAAAAAATTGTTTTGAAGTTCAGTTCCTCCTAACGGATTCAATCTGTTCCTCCTTCAATATCCAACTGTGGTACGATAATTGTAACGTCCCTTTGAATCTCTTCTTCAGTTGTCGCAGACATTTGATCGTTGATATCGAATTTTGCTTCTGCTTCTGATGCATAAACGTGACCAGTCCTTTTATTAATAATCTTAGTTTTTGATTCGCAGTGTATTACTTTCATATCTAAAAAATAAGAAATATTAAAATATTTATTATTATATATGTTGTCATGTTCTTAAATTTACATAATAAAAAAACATAAATCAACCATTTTCTTGCGAACGATCAATAAGAGCATACGACACACAACCTGTAATCTCGTTTGCTGTACCTGCTTGTATTTTTAAAATATCACTAGCTTCAAGATTTAAACTATCTTTTACTAAGTTACTAAAAGATTTATTTAATTGCACATGACCAAGCTCAACATCAGCGGATCCTCCAGATTTTCGTAAAAATAAATCTACGTCTACATTACTTGCCGTTTTGTGACTAGCTTGAACAAGTTTTACAATAATTGTTGCATCTGATGGACAAGTTAGAATTGTAGTAACATCGGTGGTAGTCAGATCAAATGTTTCACTTTTGTATTGTATTGTCATGACATAAAATAATTAAAAGTATCTTGTTCATTTTTAATATCAGTTTTATAACTGAAATTAAGCTGGTTTACAAGTGTTGATAACGCTTGTGTAAGTTGTCTTTTGTCTTCAAAATTATACTCACTTTTTAAATCTGGTAACATTAAATTTATTTTCATTATCTTCTTCCATCAGGTTGAACATCAGCACGGAAAGAACCAAAACGCCAGCTTTCGTTGATACTTTCATTCTCTATTTTCAAAGCTGCAAAACGTCCTCGTGCTCTTGTGTCAATTTTATTTGTAGATGATGTTATTGTAAAAGGTCCTAAACTTGATGATGTCTCTGTTTCTGCTGGAAAGTCTTTTAATAACAATGATATTTTTGCGTTACCATCTATCTTAGCAAAGTCTGGTATAAAACGTCTTATCTTAATAAAAAACTCACCTTGTGTTCCCTCAAAGTCTAAACTAAAATCACCCGACTCAATAAAGGCGGGTATGGCTGTTCTGCCACCAGCACTATCTACTTGATCAGTGCCCGTTTCATGTTCGTAAAAAGTGGTTGCACCTGCAGTATTTGTAATACCATTTATGGAAAAGTTAGGAACAGCTGTTGAATTAAATTCAGTTGCATAAGGATTATCAAAAGTAATTTTATCTACATAAGTTGTTCTTGCAAGTGAGCTAGTTGTCCAAACACCCTCTCTGTAATTTAGAGTTACACATCTATCAATTACATCAGACCCAAATTTCGGATAAAACCAATTTATCTCTGTGAATAAAGAATTAAAACCTGCAAAGACAATTTCATTTTGTTGAAAATTAAAACCTAAATCATCGCTGGATTGTGTGGTAAACACAAAATCTTCAACAGAACATGGTATTTTTTTTACACCACCTCCGTCATATACAAAGAAACCCCCAGTTCGTCCCATCCAATATACTACACCATCTACATGCACTATTGAATGTTGTGACATAGCTCCACAGTTTGTACCGACCTGTCTAATAGAAAATGTAAAAGGAGGACCTACAAATTGCATAACATAAGCTGAAGTATCCGTAACGATGAATGTCAAGTCTTTAGCACGTACAGCCCCAACAATTTTTGAGCCAGAATCAAGTTGAAAAGTTCCTGCTGTGTTTACAGAGGTAGCAGCATATGTTGTTCTGTCCTCTTGATCTGAAAAACGTATAAACATCTTGTCTTGTGATGCAACTGTGCCTATGGTAGTTTCAGTTCCTAAATGAATTAAATGTCTGTCCGTATCTGATACAATAGTTTGCACTGAGGCTGTTGGATTTGAAGTTACAACAGTTGCTCTTGTAGTCAAAGCGTTTGAAGCTGAAGGATTCCATTCAAATGTTCTTCCGTTACGAACTGTGGCTATAAGAATTTCACCATAATTATCTAGTGACCAATTTCCTGGTTCAAGCACAGTATCCGTTGTGCTACTTGCCTCACCCCAATCTTGGCTTCCACTCCAAGTACCAGTTCCCCAACCAAAACCCTGTGTCTGTATTAAAGGACCAATTTCTTCATAAGGTGTAACTGTTGCTGAGCCAGCTGCTGTGATACCAGCTCCAGATTCATTAGCTGACATAGTAATTGTAAAAGTATTCGCAGTTGGAACAGAGATAACTTCAAATGGATTTGTTGTGAAATCAGCAGTTGCAAACCCAGTCCCAGATCCTGGTAAAGTTACACTCGAAAAAACAACATACTCTCCAACTTTTACCTCATGTCCAGTCTTGTTTATTGTGACTGTAGCCGAGCCATTTGTTGTGGTAATGGTACAAGATGTTAAAGCTGTTCCGAGCGGTGAAATATCATAAAAGGCTCCCTCATAATATAAAAACAAACCTTTAGTAGTGCCTATTGCAATATATTTGTTGCCGTCTAAGGCAACCCAATTGTGTATACCTCTTGCTACACCCGGTAAGGTGTTTACTATTGGTTGTGTCCACCCACCAATTTTTTCTGGTTCTCCATAACGAAATCTAACAAAATCACCATCTGTCCACTGGTATTCAGCAGTGGTCTTTGTCATTTGTTTATTAAAACCAGGTTTGAATGGAATCTTTATTAAAGGCATTTTACCTCGCAGTTACAGGACTTGTTCCATCCCCAACAAACGGATGTTCAGCAAATGCTATGTAAACATAAGTGGCTCCTGTTAAATTAGAGGCATCATTATTTATTCTTTGTTTAAACCCATTTGACAATATATCAATATATGTTTGAGCAGCTTCAACATTTTGAAGATTTGGCATCAAAGTTTTTTCGCAAGGGTTAAAGGTATCTCTTGTTGTATCTTTTAAATACCAATTACCTGTTGAAGCATTTTTCATTAAAACAAAAGCTGGTCGGAATCCTGTGTACACAAATGTACCATCTGTACCTCCGCCTCCAGTGTAGCCACCAAATTTACTAAAACCCTCTACTCCATGCCAACAATAGGCGACAAATTCACCTGTATTGTTATTTGTATTACCACTACCTAGAGTAAATGTTGTTGCATTTGGAGCTGCGTCGTTCCAAGTTAGTGCAGAAGTGCCAAAAGCAGTGTTACTATTTAAAATAAAATATTTAGTTGCACCTTGTGATGAATGATAACCATGCCAACTATTAGCACTATCTAATCTTTTAGTAATTATAAATTCGGGAGCTTGTGATAATCCGTGGCCAACTGTTGCACCAGCAGTAGCATTTCCAGTATACTCCACAATAGAAAATCCAGCAGTTGTATTAGCTTGAACAACTGATTGAATTGAACCATCATTATTAGGGTCTTCAACAGTACCTCCATTTGCTACCCAAGTCCAGTTAACAAATGAATTACCTGATTTATTTACATTATCTCTATCTTCAATAGAAATACCACCTTTTAAAAATTTTTGAACTCCATCATGATGTGTTTCCTCTGCTGCAATATCATTAGAATTTATAGCTTTTGTGTTACCTCTACTAGAGTCAACAAGATAGTGCCAATCTGTTCCATCTCTATTTTTAGTCCAAGTTAATCCACTTACCCCTTTATCTGTGGTTGATAGGTTGTCCTGTTGTAAAGCCACAAAGCCAGTTGGTGGGGTGTCTTGAAAGGATGTTTGACCAAAGTTAGCTGTCCACCCACCACTATATCCAGTAGCACCATCACCCATACAAAAAGTATAATTACCATTAGGTAACCCTATAGTTCCTTGACTTGTTCTTGACCCATAACTAGAAGTTCCGCTGTCATAATCGGTTTTAAAAAATTCAACAGTATGATTATCTAAATCTAAAGCAATACTTATTATATCATTTGTAGTATAAGTTGCATAAGTTGCGACAGAAGCATTTGCTGATGTATAATAAACAGAACCATTATACCCATAATACATATAACCAGCTACACTCTCATCTGAGGTTGCTGGTAATCTTGTTGTATTTGATGAGTAAGGAACATTAAGAGTTGATACCACACCTACTTCAGAACGACCCATAGCATTACAAGTAAACTCTGCATAATATTTACCACTTTTTGGTTTTAGTGTAGCATTGTGATGTGAGTTATCAGAAGTTCCAGTAGCAAGTGTTAAATTACCATCACTTAATGTTCCACCAGTACCTTGTAATGTCGCAAAGTTTTGGGTAGGACTATCCGTAGTTTGGTTCGAAGTGGTTAAATTATTTACACTAAAATCATTAGTTGTGGATCTATCACTTGTTTGATAGTCATAACCTAAATTTGCAGCAGCACTATTGTTTTGAAAAGTTAAACGGAAACCATTCGTACCATAAGTAATACCACTTAATGTTTTGGGTATCCAGCGCCCTGTGCTTGTGTCGGTAACGCCAAAAGTATCAGGTGTTAATGCTGAACCATCTACAAAATTTGCTTCTGCTATATACCCATCCCAATGAAAATTATTTGTTGGTCTTGCACCAATAGCATGAGCCACAGTATTGTTAACAGCCATATCAGTATTAGTACCAGGGTCAGAATAGGTAAGAGTTGTTACTCTTTCTCCATCAATATATAATTTAATTCTATCAGTTGTAGTTGAATCAGTAGTGTCAACTGCAACCATAACATGATACCATTTTGAAGAATCCTCTAATGTTCTTGTGGTATAAGCATATCCTGCATATCCACTAGTCGTTCTATTTGTAAATTCTAATTGATTTGCACCAGATTGGTCACCATTAATTGATAAGATAGAATAATTATCAGTGCTTCCATCTCTTGCACTAAATATTACCATCTCTGCTCCTGAATTTATTACGCCTGCCCCTAGTTTTATCCAACAGCTGAAAGTAAAAGTTCTTCTATTTGAAGCACTTCCTGGCGTTCTACTTAGGTAATCACTATCGCCATCATTAAATACACAACTATTAGCAATCGTTCCATTATCGGTAAATGGTATGAACTTACCGACTCTTTGGCCTTTTCCGTCGCCTTCGTAGATTGTTGAAAAAAAATATTCTTCGCCATTTGTTATTGTTGGTGTTGCCATATTAACTCCCTAAATTCTTTGTGCAAATTGCTAAATAACCAGTTGGTGGTGTATAAAAAAAACTACCTACACCACTTCCATCACTTGCTCCAACATAGTTGTTTGAATCTGCAACATAACTGTTTGACTGTGTATATAATCCACTAAAAGTAGAATCTTGTCCAAAATTAAATAACTCAGTCGCTGTAGTGCTATAATGATATGATGCAGGAAAAGCTAAATCTGGAACAGTTGTAGTTGTTGCATTAGTACCAGCTGCTGGGTCACCACTTGAAACCCAAGTTCCATTAATTCCAAACCAAGCTTTGTCATTATCCATGTCAATCGCTACCATTACAATATCTTTAGCCGCAATAGCTGTAATAACACTGCCTGCTGAACCATTTTGTTTAAAGTTTCCAGCACTTCCATATCTAAATCCTGTAGGGTCAGTAGTTTCACCTGGAATATCATTATATTCAGAGGAACCACTTACAGCAACTCCACCATTATTGTCAGCATTAGAAGCACTAAAATACACTTCAAAATACCATTTACCTGATGCAACCGCTTGGGTGGCTTTTGCTCCTCTATCATTACTGCTTGAGCTAACTGTTGATGTTAAATTACCATCTGATAAAGATACATTACTACCATATTTATTTAATGGATTTAAAGTTGGAAAATTATTCGTAGGTGAGTCAGCCATTTGGTCTTGTGCAGAAATTGCATTTAAAGTAAAATTATTTCCATTAGATGCACTATTAGTACCTAATGCATTTGCATCTGCACCTTTTATATAAAATCCATCTGTCCCGTGACTCCCTGTGTACTCTTTCGGAATCCAAATACCAGAACTATTAAATTCGCCAAAACTATCTGGACCAAGTGCAGTTCCATCTATTCCGTGTGCTTCAGCTATATACCCATCCCAATACAAAGAGTCAGCATAACCAGTGGTAGTACTAAATGAACCCAAAATTGTAGGTGAACTTTTACCAAACCAATAAAAAAGTTCACCAGAACCTAGTTTTGTATTTGGACTTGTTGCAAAATCAGTTACTCTTTCACCATTAACATATAATCTAAATCGTTCTGATTGAACTGCATTTGTTGAATCATAAACAAACACTAAGTGATACCAAGCTGAAGGGTCACGAAAAACTTGTGTCGTTTCATAAAGAGTTTCACCAGTTCCGGTTGATGTGCTTGCTCCACCAGCTCTATGACTCTCTTTTATTTGACCATCTGCATCTATTTGAACAAAATTATATCTGTTATTACTGCCATAAAAACCACCCATTAAATAATGTTGACCTATTTCTCCTAATTTAAGCCACATTGATATTGTTGCTGTTGTAGTAAAATCTTTACTACTTGATGGTGTAGGACTATACATAAAATGTTCATCTGAACTCTTAAACCTAATTGATTGGTCTATTGAGTAAACAGTATCTGACGCGCTACTAGCTCCTAAAATGAATGGCATTTAGAAGTCCTCCAGCTTTGGAAACTCCCCTAAAGGTCTTGTCATATCTGGATCATCTTCCGTTCCAGTGTTGGTATATTCATAAAGAGTTTGTAAAGCATCTACATCACTTGCATTATCAATTTGTGTTTGCATTGCATTACATTTTGTTCTAATCGCCGCTCTAAAATTTGCGATGTTAGTTGGAATGGTATAATCAGACACTTCGCTGGCCTTAATAACATACCAATCAGTTTCATTTAAAATATTACAAGCTTCATCGTTTATCTGTTTTTTCTTTATGGTTTTAAGACCCTCATTAATAACTTTATTACCATCTGCATCTAAAATATTTTTTCCATCCTCATCTTTGACCTCTACATCAACCAAACTATGAGCAGTTGCTGTACCCCAAGTCATCTTTACAACATTATTATCAGCATCAAAACTATACGTATGCATAGTGTTTTTATGATATTCTGTATTTTTGTAATTTGTTCTGTCTTGTTGTACTGGGTAGATACCTATTTCTGCTAGTTTTGATTTACTCCATTTTGAAAAAATACCGCTCGGATATTGTAAATCTCCAATTTTAAGTGCTTTAGGTCGATTATAAATATCTATAACTTGTCCATTTTTTACTTGTGCCCACATATACTATCCTAACTTAGTGTTAAATTTAAATTTCTTCCTACTTCAAGATACTTTGTACCATTGTAATAAAATACAAACAAATCACCCTTACCATCAGTAGTCGTTAATGTTGGAGCTGTGTCTCCAGTAAATTCATAAACAGCATTAAAAGTCACAAGGCGTGTTCCTGTGCCGTCTTGAATTATTAAAAGAGATACAAATTGTCCTGTCGATCCATTTGTAGGAGCCGCAAGAGTTCTATCTCCACCTAAAGTTACTTTTGCAACTGGTGCTGCTTGCACATCCCAGTTTATTGTTGCACCATCTGTCAATGTAGCTTCAGGAAAGTAAGCCGCATCGTTAAATTTAAACTTACCATTACCTTTAGCGGTGAAAGCTAAACCTACATTTGTATCACCACCAGTTACTGCAAGTCCTACATCATTTCCCGTAGCTGCGTTAGTTATTTCTAATTCATTTACCGCACTGGCTGTTTCTTGAAATATTATTTGTTCGTTTCCGTTTGAATCGGCAATAAAACCAGCATCTGCAAATCTAGGCTTAGTTAAAGTTACAGCACTAACACCACCACCAACAATTGTTCCTGAGTTTGTTATTGTTCCTGAAAACGTTTTATTAGATAAAGTGTCAGTTGATGCAGTTGTAATAATTCCTGTATCAACAATATTTGTTCCATCTGAATATAAAACTCTTTTTGTTTTATCACCTGTTCCAAAAGTGTAGCCAGTACCACTTGCGGTTTTAAATTGAACTGTGAAAGATCCTGATGTTTCATTTGATATTATATAAACTTTTTCAATACTATCAGGTACTGTAACAATCTGATTACCTGTAATTGTTCCTGATAATTTTATAACTGCATTTCGAGCATTAGATATTGTAGCATTCGACATTAATAAAGCTGTTGTTTGTGCAGCACCCGCAATAGAAACGTCTTGATACCCTGCAATAGCTTGTTCAAATAATTCAAAATTGTTGTTTGTTTTTGTTCCCCAAGTTCCTGAATTAGTACCTGTGACTTGAAGTTCAATTCCTAAACTGTTTGTGTATGAAACCATAATTATCCTTTCAATGTATTATAAGCGACTTACGCAGCTTTATCAACCTCTGTCCAAGTTGAAGTTGAACCTCTATTTACTTCTGCCCATCCTGTAACAGCAATAGTGCCTAAACCACTCGTCATAGACAGTCCAGATACCTCTATCGGTGTGCTAATAACATCAGCTGCATTTCCTAATGTAAGAGTTAGACTAAGTCCAGTTAATGCCACCTCTTGACCTGGTGTTGCTGTAAATGATCCGAATGAAAGTGTGCTACTTAGTCCTGTTAATGTGACTAAGGCATCCCCAGTAATTGAAGGCGTACCTACAGAAGAAGTTAAAGGAATGCCTACGGCTTCGCCTACATTTTTCTGTTGTACAACCCCGACAGCAGATGTAAGTGAAAGGCCACTTAACGTTACGTCAGAATCAGCGTTTTCTCCCCAGTTACCTTGTCCCCAAGTATACGAACCCCAAGTGCTAGACATTTTAACCTAGCTAATTCTTATAATTGCAGCAGATGTAGTAAACGCAGGAAACTGAATTGTAAACGTTCCAGAAGTTGCAGTTTTATCAGACCCAAAATCTAAAACAGCTACAGCAGGATCACCTGTTGCAGTGTCATTATAAATTAAAGCTCCTCTAGCAGTCAAAGTTACACCAGTGTAAGATCTATCAGCAAAATCAACTATTGCAGTATTAGTAGCAACTGATGTTCCACCATTAACTAAAGCCTTACCACTAGCAACATACTGACCAGTAGCCGATACTTCACCATCTGTTGTATAACTGGTAGTTGATTTACCAAGAACAGCAGAATTTGTGTACAAAGCTAACTTAAAACTGTTACCGCCAGTTTGTTTGAAGTTATGTGTTCCTTCAAGCAACTCTTTCTTAAACGAATTTGTTAATACACTTGTTGTTATAGCCATATTATTACTCCATAAAATTAAGGCGAAGGTGACTGTATGGGCAATCTTGGAACGCCTTCTTCATACTGTCCTCTTCTACGTTGTCCCATTTGCTGTAATGCAAATGCTTGAACATCTTCATTATACTTATCTAAATACACTTTGTATAGGTCTGCTGGCCCTTTAAGATACCTAAAACATTCAGTTAAAACACCATTTAAAAGCATAGCTTCTTGGTAAGTCGATAGATAAGTATTGTTAGATGAATCAAAATGTGGTGGGTCTATTATATAATTAATCTGAACTGTGTATTCGGCATTAGGTACAGGCGCCATTACAATTGTTAAATCATCCCAATTCGCGTAATATTTAGGAACTCCTGTTGCATCTGATGAATTATATTCTGATATAAAACTAGTATCTCTTTTTTCTAAAAAAGTCCGTACTCCGGAATTTGTTACTTGTACAGACCTTAAATAAATTAAATCTGAAGGCATTGTAAGATATCTTTGTGAAGTAATCGTATTAGATGTTGAGTATTTTCTTAAATCGTCATAATCAACTTTACCTGCAATATCAACCTCAACATGTCTTATAAATTCATCTAAAAGATTATCTGTTAAAACATTTGAATCCACCTCTGTATAATTACGTACTTGTGTTAAAAAATTTGAATTAGTTATTGCCATAATTTACCCTGAAATATTTATTGTACCACCCATACCAGAGTGTACAGAACAATAATAATATAAAGTATCTGGTGCATCACCTGCAACAGTGATTTGAGTATAGGCTCCTGATGTTCCTGGAACACCATTTGTCGCAACTCCAGTTGTATATTCCGTACCACCTGCATGTGTTCCATTACTTGTTGTTGAAAGTCTTAAAGGATGCCCACTGTTTGTACTAGAGGATTGATCAAATTTATAAGTTTGACCTCTAGTGAAAGATAAGGTGTTCTGTTGAACACCATCTATAAAATAATAATTACTGCCACTTACATTCGCAACAGTTGTGGTCAGTGTCGTTAAAGTATCTGTGCTTACAATACTAACAGTTCCTAATGACATTGTTGCACTATAGCTTGTAAGTTCTGTGCCTAAAATACCTTGACCATCAGTGGGTCTCATACCAGGATTTGTGAGCAAACCATTTGTAATATATAAAAGAAAATCACCTGTATTATCAGGTGTTCTTGGTCTTGCATTTGCTAATGCTATTGCATCAGCTTTAATATGTTTTCTTCTTATCTGAGGATGTTTTGCTTCAAATTCAGATTTATGAACAAAAGAACCATTCCATTCTTTAACCATCTCATTGTATGGAAAAGCCATACCAGAGCGGTCTGAAATTGCCTGAGCATATTTACCTCGTGCATAACCCATTATTTAACTCCACTAAATTTAAAACCCCTAACAGCCTTACCTTTACCTTTTATCTCCCCACCTTCTTTGACTTGCATAGGTGATCCTGCAAGTGAAGCATAAGGATTTGTGAAAGACGTAGTGGGCGAAGCTGCTTGTGGAGAATTTTGATTCATACCAAGTCTTGAATATATACTTGTTCCTGTAGACATTGTGGGTTGGTTTGCATACAAATTTCTATATTTATGTCGTGTTTGTAGTCTACCTAATTCTGAAAAAGCCTTGTCATATTCAGGATCTCCTGCTTTAGCTTGTCTCGTAAATTTTTCTGTAATTTGTTTACTACCTACTTGTCTGTATCTAGGATTCGGGTTTGTTTGACCCATTTGTGTGGGTTGAAATTCTTCCTGATAAAATTGTTGTCCGTATTGTCCAGTTGTTAATTTAGCTCCTTTAGGTAACTCAGTTGTCATTTTACTTGGTTTTGCAGGACCATACATAGGTCTTGCATAACTCATTTCATATTGAGGTACTGTTCTAGTTTTTGTTCCAGTAAACTGCAACTCGTCTAAGTATTTTTGTTTTTCATCAATTTCCTTTTGAAGATTTCTATAATACCCTGTTGTGGGTCCGTAAGAAGTTTGATCAGCAGCAAATCTATATGTTGGAACAAATTTTTTTTCGCTTTTAAGATCTTCTACTAAACTATCAAATTGTTTATCGCTTGCTTGAGCAAACTGTTTCTCAACATCAGCTATATACGCATCTCTTTCTGCTGCTGCCATGTTTCTAGTGGCTTGAAGTTGTATGTTTGCTCTTGTGTCAAAAGTTTTTTGCAAATCTTCTCCACCCTCTAAACCAGCTAGTCTTGTTCTATACTCATTTATTGTTTTAAACAATTCCGGGCGACTTTTTTCTAGCTGTGACAGATAACCACCTTCACTTCTTTTATGTATTTTCATACCTTTCATTTAAAACCCCCTTGGATAATAAGTTTGTGGTGTAATATACACTGACGTTCTTTGACCATCTTCATTCAATGCTCTTGAAAGTTCATCTTCGTATATAAGTTTATTTTGTTGTGTCATAGCTGGATTATACTTCATTGACAAATAATAAGCTAGACCTGCAACCATACAAGGTATAAATCTGAAAACAACATCTGCTGTATTCGTGTAAGCTCCTGCATCTTCGATTCGTTTTAAATAATAGTATTTTACATAAGTATATGTCGCAGCATCAGGTGTTTGATAAAGAGTTATTGTTGGTGTGGTTTGTCTATCTACATAATATTGACTTGGTTGTCCTTTTGAACCTTTATTAGGAAGTGCTGCATACTCACTTCTACTAATCTTTGTTAGCGAAACATCGTTGGTAGTGGTAGATTGACCCGTAGTTGTGCTTATGTACGCTTCTAATATGTCGTTCGCATTGCTCGGTGCTGTGTATGTCGCTGTCCCGTTTGTCAGTGCTTGCTCTTTGAGTTCTACTTTCCATAAGTGAACTCCGCGGTTTCCCCATTCTGAAAAAAGAATATTTAAACTTCGTCTTGCCGATTTTAGATCATACCCACTGTTGGTTCTTGCAGCACAACGTTCGTATGCTTCCTGAATGATATCATCAATATTGAGATCAAATGAAGTTGTTCCTGATGTGGCCATAATTCATCCTAATATATTGGCGGGTTTTCTTTTACACCTTTGATAGCCATACCACCAAATCTTTTTTTATTAGCTCTAATTGCTTTACCTTTTTTCAAACCCATAGTTTCTTTTGTTGTTATTCCTGATGCCTCTTTAGTAGGTGTGAAAAAATTATAGGAAATTAGGGGATCTGCAGAACGACCTACATTATAATCTATTCCAGGACTTTTTTTTAAATTCTCCTCCCTTTTTTTTTTA